GTCGCGCATTGGCGTTGTAACGACACCGAAGTAGTCGGTACTGGCGATGACGCAGTGAGTCACTACGGTAGTTCTTATGGGACTTGTAGTTTTACACCAGACGCAGATAGCGAATCTTGGGTTGATTTCAGTGACATTACAGAAGAGATGGCGATAAGTTGGGTAAAGGCTTGCCCACAAATCACTGTTGATGACATTGAAGCATCTATAGCCGCACAAATCGCAGAGTCTAAGGCTCCATCAGTAGTAGCGGAGGTTCCGTGGTAATGGCTAAACAAGGGTTATACGCAAATATCGCCAAACGTCGAGCCGCAGGAAAAAGCCCACGAAAAGTGGGTTCGACGGGCGCTCCTACAGCCGCTGATTTTAAAAACGCGGCTAAAACTGCTAAGAAGAGAGGGAAATAAATATGCCAAAGGGACGAGGAACATACGGAAATAAAGTTGGAAGACCCCCTAAAAAAAAGCCTGTAATTAAAAAAGGGAAAAATAAATGAGTGAAATCAAGATACCATCCGCATTGCTCCCGGTGGGAGCTGCTATTGTAGCAATGGCGGTTGCATGGGGTAGTAGCCAAAGTGCAATTGCAAACGTAACTAAAGAGACAAAGCGCGTCGAAGCCATTGTTTTAGAGGTTAGCAAAGAGCAAGCAAAAACAGGCAAAGATGTCGCTTTAAATGCTGCTGCCATAAAAGTTCTTGCAGATTCTGTTATGCGCCAAGAAAAAACCGCGTCAGCAAGTGATGAAAAGTTAGCAAAGCTAATTGAAATTATGATCTCTAAACAGTGATGAAAATGGCCTTTGCGTTATTGTTTTTCATTAGCGGTAGTGTTGATGAAAGCAAGACTGTGTATTACAAAAACCTACAAGCATGTAGGTATATGTGCCAACAGCTTTCTAAATCACAACGTAACTACGAGCCAGTCGAGTGTATTTGTAAATTACAGTGGGTCGATAAAAGCACCAAGGTGCTCAAGTGAAAATGCTGGTTTTTGTGCTTATCGTAATGACAGATGTTGATGGTGAATTAGTCAAAGAAGAATTCGGTGCGTGGAGGGACGTAAAAGAATGCATTTTCTTTTCGAGATCACTAGCTTTGCAGAATAGACTACCCGAGCAAAAAAACTTTCCAGAAAAACTCAAAACTATACTTTATAAAATGCCATTAAAAGCCTATTGCGCTCCGAAGATCGTTGACTCAGAAACAACAACTATATATTAGAGGTGTCCGTGAACGAAGATTGGCGAGACCCTAATGTTCTAGGCGGCCTTATACTGGCCTTGGTTACTTTCGGAGCCACGATTACCATAATAATTGCAGAGCGGTTTTAAAAGACGTATAAATTTGGATATAATTACAACTTAATGTAGAATATACAACATGCCTACTTTTAACTCTGTTTCAATAGGTAACGCTGGAGAATTCTTTGCCGCAAGCGTGCTACAACGTGAATTTAAAACGATAGCATTCGCATCATCCCAAAGCTCTTATGACTTAATTGCCGAAGACTACAACGGTAAGTTTTTTAAATGCCAAGTTAAAACTACTCAATACCCAAAACAAATAAGTAATTACAGGTATTGGAGATGGCGAACGGTAAGACATAAAAATGTTATCTATAAAAATTCTGATATTGATTTTTTTGCTTTGGTGGCATTAGACGCAAACCTTGTATATTTCTGCCTACCTGAAGACATGAAAGGCGTTATTTTTTATCGAAGAGAAGACAGGTTAGACGTGGATATTGAAAGTCAATCTTGTGCAAGAGTTCTGGAGAAACTTTGTGAGTGATTTTAAATATTTTAAAAGAGAAGACTTTGACTGCCAAGAAACCGGCGAAAACCTCATGGAAGACGAGTTTATTAAAAAACTTGATTTACTCCGCACTGTCGTGGGCTGGCCTTTCATTATCACTTCTGGGTATAGAGACCCGGCTCATTCGGTCGAAATTGTTAAGCAAAACGGTGGTGGATATCACACCAAAGGGATTGCCTCTGACATCAAGGTGATTGGCGGTAAGCAAAGACACGAGATAGTTAAACACGCAATGGTTTTAGGTTTCACAGGTATTGGATGTGCTAAAACATTTGTACATTTAGACACTCGCGAAGACACCGCAATGCTATGGACATACTAGGAAATAAAATGACAGAAGAATCTAAAACGGCTGTAGATATTGTTGCGGCAAGCACTGGGCTTGCAAGTCTTTTTACATGGCTGCCACCAATGGCCTCACTTCTTACTATTATTTGGATGGCGTTAAGAATTTATGAATCGGACACTGTGCAAAAGATATTAGGGCATAAGTGATGGGCATTTTAAGCACAATTTTGGGCAGTGGAGATGTTATCGGTAAGGGTCTTGATCTTATTGATTCTATGCACACTAGCGATGAAGAAATGATCGAGGCCCGTACTAAAGCCAAAACTGAATTATTAACCAGTTACGCACCATTTAAGGTTGCCCAACGCTACATAGCTCTAATATTCGGTTTTACGTTTGTGGGTTCTTATCTAATGGTTCTCGTTTTGTTTTTTATGGAGAGAGACATAACTGCCGTTCAAGAGCTTATTACAGCTTTCAAAATTGATTGGATCATGCTGACAATTGTCGGATTTTATTTTGGCGGCGGCGCTTTTGAAGGTCTTGCCAGCAAGAAGAAGGAGAAAAAATAATGGGTCTTGAAGCTAATACAAGCTCAACCTACGTCACCGGTTTAGTCCCCGCTAATCCAACCAGTAACGACAATGTTAGCGACGGCGATAACCACATTCGCCTTTTGAAAGACGTTGTTCAGAGATCATTCCCAAACATTGCCGGTGAAGTGTCTGCAACCCACACTGAACTTAATGCAGCGGCAACGGATGTTGGAACAGCAACCAACGCTAACACCGTGTCTACTATTGTAAAGAGAGACACTAATGGAAGCTTTACTGCAACTGTTGTAACGGCAAATATTATAGGCAATATTGTCGGACAGATTCAGGGCGATGTTTACGCAAGCGACGGCACAAGTATTATCTTGCAAAACGGGACTAATGGGGCAGATGCTGTTTTTACTGGGTCTGCCACAAAAGCACTTACAATTGAAGTCGATGGCGCGTCAAGCGATTTAGAGCACCGAATGATATTTGGTGAGGACAATGATGGTAGCGACGCTCCAGAGAATTTGTATAAAGACTCAGCCTCTAACTTTACATATAACCCGTCCACTAACGCGCTAACCGCTGGCTCTTTTATTGGCGCTGTAGCGTTAGCTAATGTTACAGGACTACAGGCAGCATTAGATGCAAAGACCACACAATCTGCTGCATTGTTAGCTGCTTGGCCTGTTGGCTCTGTGTACACCTCGATTGCAGCAACCAACCCAAGCACCTTGTTTGGTGGTAACTGGGAAGCATTTGGTGCTGGACGAGTCATGGTCGGTTTAGATTCAGGCGACACTGACTTTGATACTGCTGAAGAAATCGGCGGTACTAAGACTCACGCGTTATCCATTGCAGAGATGCCAGCTCACAGCCACACATTTACTGCCTTTCAAACAGTATCCGGGTCTAACAACCGCACAGGCGGCGGCGCACTGTCTGCAAGCGCCTCTGCTAGTACAGCATCTACCGGCGGTGGTGCGGCGCATACAATCGTGCAGCCTTACATTACCGTTTACATGTTTAAAAGAATTGCAGATTAATGGCTTACGTCCCGCTTAGAAGCATTGGAGCCGGTGGTATTGTTACTGACCAAGACCCCTATGACTTGGAGCTAACTCAATTCCCAAATGGCAACAATGTCAGTTTTCATGAAGGCCGGTTAGGAAAAGCGTTAGGCCACAGTGATAGATTTACAACGACCGTAGCGCCTACGCACATCCACGGATGGCTATTCGCTGGTAACAACACTGTCGTCATTGGCACTCTAAACAAGATATTTAGATACAACGGTTCTAGTGAAACAAATGTCACTAAAACCTCTGATGCTACCAACTACACTAACAGCCCTCGATGGCAATCAGAGCAGATAGGTACGGCGTTGATGATGAATAATGGCAGTGACGTACCGCAATTTATGCAGCCATCAGAATCTCGTTTTCAAGACCTTCAAGCTTGGCCTTCAAGCGTAAGAACTCATTGCCTCAAACCCTATAAGTCTTTTTTGATTATGGCTGGATATGAGGCTGGGAGTAACAAGTACCCTTACACGGTTCGATGGTCTGACGAATACGATCCTACAGGTGTCCCGGCAGATTACGCTATTAATAGCCCGACTAATTTAGCTGGAGAGAATACACTAAGTGGTAACAACGGGAATCTTATCGATCAGCTAACACTTAACAACTCGCAGATTATTTATGCAGAGCGTGGTGTCTTTGCAATGGACTTTATTGGCGCACCACTTGTGTTTGCTTTCCGTGAGGTGTTTAGCGATGACGGCATCATAAACAGAGGTGCTTGCGCTGAGTTCTTTGGCAAGCACTTAGTTGTAGGACATAACGACATATATGTTCATGACGGTAACCAAAAACAAAGTGTTGTTGATAAAAGAGTTAGACGCACATTCTTTAACTCTTTAGCCGACAAGAGAAGTGTCTTTTGTCAGGCGGTAACCGATAGATCAGAGGTATGGATTTGTTACGCAGACTCCGACGCGGATGACTCAGAATCAGCAAACAGAGCGTTAGTGTACAACTGGGCTCAAAACGCTTTTACGTTTATTGACTTGCCTAACCTCAGAGCCTTAACGGTCTCAGAAAGGATGGACACTAGCAACAACTGGGACTCAGCCGCTGGTACTTGGGGCTCAACAAGTGACTACTGGTCTAGCTCATCTCTTAGTGCTGACGCTAATGCATTAAAGCTCTTTGGCGCTGGGCATATCGCATCAAAACTTTTCACGATGAATGACACGCATGGAGCTTCAGGCGTTGCGGTAAATGCCTTTGTGGAGGCCACCAAAATTGATTTAGATCAGGTAATTGGTAAGGCAACCAACACGATAAAACAGCTCAAGGGAATACTCCCACAGATTGAGGGGCAGGGTTCCGTTAACATTTACATTGGCACAAGCCACACACCTCAAGATGGCATCTTATGGGGCTCGGCCAACTCATACAATATCGAGTCAGATCACAAGATAGATGTACGATCTTCCGGTCGATACTTAGCGTTAAGGGTTGAGAGTGTAAGCGCCTCTGATTATTGGAGACTCACCGGCTTAGATATTGATATTAGTGAGGTAGCAACACGATGAGCTATGTTCCAACAAGCTCATCGGCTCAGAGCTTGCCAGATATTAGAAGCTGGATAAGCGGTGAGCTTGTGAGGATATCAAATAGTTTTACAACGTCACGACAGACATTAAATTTACCCGTCATCAATGCAGAACCCGCAAAGCCACAGGTTGGCGATGTTGTTTTTGCAGACGGCACTAACTGGAATCCAAGCGGAGGTCGCGGTCTTTATTACTACGACACGAGCTGGGTCAAAATAGCATAGGAACATATCATGGGAATGTTTAGCTTCGGTAAAAACAAAGCATCCAATTCATCTAGCAGTTCGACGTTTGTTGATCCTAGCCAACAACCGTATTTAGATGACATACGAGGCCAAGCACAACAGCTTAACGCTCAAGGTATGCC